GTCACGGCGCCGCGCAGCTCTTTATTTGGCCCGGTAGTACCTTAAAATTTTTTGGAATCCGCCCGGAATTTTTTCCGGGCGGCAGCCCGAGCTCCGAGTGCACAAAAAAAGACAGGGAACGAGTGCATTGTTAGCATTCGTTCCCTGTCAACCTGGGAGCATTTGAATCATCGGCAGGCTGTCGCCTGTCTCCTCGCATATGCTTTCTGCAGAAATTATAAACTACTGCGGCGTATTATGTAAACACCTTATTTTCTCCCGGCCTTATTCCCCGGCCATCCTCTCCCGGATCATGGCCAGCGCCTCCTCCGGCCAGCGGACCACGGCAGCGGATCCTCCCGCCTTCCGGATCTTCTCGATCGCCTCCAGCTGCAGCTTCGATACCTCGCCGAGGACCGGGCGCTTGACCTCGAATCCGAAGAAGATCCCGCCCACGATCACGGAGAGATCCGGCGTTCCGGCCGTTGAATAACTTCCCTGGGTATTCTTCCAGACGGCGGCCCTGGGATATTCCTTCCGGATCGCGTTCATGATCTTCGTCTGGTAGTAGCCCTCCTCCCTGATCATTCTCCTCAGGGCCTTGATCGCGTCGGACTTCCTGGGGATCTGCTTCTCCTTCATGAACTCCTTCACGAAGGCCGCCTCATCAAAATTCTCCACATACTTTTCGAGCAGCATGCTCCGCCTCCTTACTTCCTGAACAGCTTCGCGCACGACCTCAGCGTCACGACCACGGTCCCGGTCTCCCTGAACTCGACGTCGTGCAGCCTTCCGCACTCCGGGCACTTCGCGGTCTTGCCGTCCCGGATCCGGCCCATCGGCGCCCCGCAGTTCAGGCAGAGGCTCGCCCTCCGGTCGCCCTGCATGGCCACTCTTCTCATCGCCTGCATCCTTACTTCCTCCTGTTGAATTTCTGAACGATCCAGTCGTGGATCATGCCGCCGATCACGACGCAGCACATGACCAGCCAGAAGGCCGCCTCGGCCGGCCAGAACATACACTCCAGGAAGCCGATCTGCTCCCGGCCTCTCAGGCCTCCGAGGATCAGGCCTCCGGCCATCAGGTAAACGAGCGTCAGGAATACCGTCGCGAGCGTCTTCATTCTCCTTCCTCCTTTTCCGGTGGGTACATGATCGAGAAGGCCCCGTCCGAAGGCCGGATCCAGAGCTTCCGGCCCGGGTCCCAGAACATTCCGATCAGGTCGTTGTAGATCTCTTTGGTCCCCGTCTCCGGGTGGATCCGGATGCTGCAGTGCTTCCGCCAGTACGGACCGTATGCCTCCTCCCGGATCCGGGTGTAGACCGGGAGGAGCTCCTGGATCGCCTTCTCGACCGAATACTCGGTGAACAGCACCCGGTTCATGCCCTCGAAGCCCCCGGCCCGGTCCTCCTCGTCGATGATCTGCTGGCACCTCCGGAGGTATTCCCGGACGCCTTCGCTGTCATTCGCTGCAAAAGGGACGCCCAGGACGACAAATTCGCGTAAAACTGCCTGCATTTCAGTGCGAATTTTTTCGCATAATCGGGCGTAGCTTTTCGCATACCTTGTCCGAAGGAGTTCGACGGGCACATTTTCCTTGTTTTTCCTTAGTTTTTCGAGGTTTTCCTCAAGTTCTGAGAGGTTGAAATCCATCCCTCCGGTCCTCCGCTTGTTCCCACTGTTCCCACTTGTGGAAAAATTAGTGGTAACAGCCCTGAGCCCAGCAAATAAGCCGTTTTCGGGGCCCTCCGAACCCCTGTTACCACTAATTTTTAATACATACCGTATTTTTAACTAAGTTTTACATGATCTACATGAAAAACATGCAATCCGTGTAAAACTTCAAAAAAAGATTATTATATTTTTCTATTTTTAGTGTATTAGTGGTAACAATCCTCAAAAAACCCAGCATTTAAGCCATTTTCAGCTGTTACCACTAATGTTACCACTAATTTCAGAAAGGCCATTAGTGGTAACATTTTTCACGAAAACGGGAGCTCTTCATCTCCTTCAGAGACGTCCATGAACCCGTCCTGGAGGCTTCCCTGCCTCCATTCCGGCGCCGGATCCGGAGCGCGGTCCTTCTCCGGCTTCTTCCCGGGATCGTCTTCCTCGGAGTCGTCCACCGGATCCAGGGCCTCGCTGAGGCGGCCGATCCGGAACTCCACGAACTTGCTGACCCGGTTTCCGAAGCGGCGCGTCACCTGGTAGCGGCGTCGGTCCCCTTCCTTCTCCGAGACGGCGATCAGGCCCTGCTCGGCCATGTACTTCATGGTCTTCCTGGGGCTGTACCCCGCCTTCGCCAGGGCCTCGGACAGCATGGACGGGTAGACGTAGGCGATGTTCCTGGACTCTGAGAAATATCCGAAGCAGATCCCGTGGTCATTCCCGAAGAACTGCTCGTTGGCCAGCACCCAGTCGGTCACATACTGGACCGCGTTCTCGTTCACGTCCCCGGCCTCCGAGCCGATCTGCTCCCGAAGGATGGCCGCTGCCATCTTCCTGGCACGGTCCAGGCTCTCAGGGTTCAGCCGGAGCGGCTCTCGTCCTTCTTCGCCGGCCTGGTCCGCGGCTCCCGCGGGCGTTTCTTCACTTCCTGGATGAGCGGCTCCACCGCCTTCGAGAACTCCGTGTTTTCCGTTGCGACCCTGCGCTGCTGCTTTTTCATCTCGCTCCTTTCTGAAGATCCATGTGTCCAGCATGGCGTCCGCCAGGGCCACGGCCGAGATCCCGGCGATATGGCTCCCGGACTTCCCGGCCGCCACGCCCGTGACGTAGCGCCTCATCTCGTCGTATGCGTCGTTTATCGTTTCCCAGTCTGTCCTGATCAGCTCCCGGACGAAGGCCGGCCCGGCGTGCCCGCAGTTCTGCGGGGCCTTCTGGTGCATCTCCCCGGCCTCGGCCTCGCTGTCGAAGGGGCCGCCGTAGATCTCCAGCACGCGGGTGCTGACGCCCGTCTGGGACGTCTCCGTGCTGATCGGCTCCTCTCCCGTGGCCAGCGCCACCGTCCGCCACTGCTTCGTGGCCTGCAGGCCGCCGCCCTTGGATCCGCGGACCCTGCCTTTTCCGGATCCGATCATGTAGACCGTATTCTCGAGGGAGTCCTGGTTCCGCCCGGCCAGCTGCCTCTCGTCGATCCCGAGCGGCAGGTCGTTGTAGAAGGCCGCGGTCCGCTCCAGGCCGACCTGGGTGGCGTTGAAGTTCACCATGAGGCGCTCCGGGTCTCCCCATGCCGAAAGGGCGGCTTTCAGGGCGGCCGTCTTGCCTCCCTTGGACCCGCCCCAGTTGTAGATAAAAAAGATCCTCTGTTTCACGATCCTGAGGAGCGGGGCCGCGAAGGCTCCGGCCAGGATGAATCTGAACTTGTCCCGGCTCCGGTGCTGCTCCATGGTCGAGATCCACCCGTCGAGCGTCCCGGTCCTGCAGTATGCCGCGGCGAGGCCGCGCTGGGACGGATCTATGTCCAGCGCGATCCCGTCTTCCACGCCAGGGATGAACCGGCCGCCGGGCTGCCATCCGAAGGTCGCCGTGGCGTCCACCCGCTCGATGATGTCGAAGTTCTCGGCCTCCAGCGCCTGGAGGAACTGCACCACCTGCTTGGCGTTCTCGCTCGTCACCGTACAGCCGAGATCCGAGAGCCCGGTCACGCCCCGGACCGTGAAGATCACGGACCGGGGAAAGACTGCCGTCTGCCAGGATCCGTCCCGGAGGAACGCGATCTCGGCCTTCTCCACGCCGTCCTCGATGGACCTCAGGCGCTTCGTTATGATGATCGGCGTCCTGCAGATCAGCTTCGCGCCGCGCTGGCTGTCCCTGAAGATCCCGTCCTCCGAGAAGGCGAACCCTTCCGGCTGCCTGAGCCGGATCGGCGCCCCGGCGATGTGCTCGCCCAGCTGCACCGGCTCGTCCAGGAGGATCTCCTCTGCTCCTTCCATGAGCTTCCGGATCTTCTTCTCAGCGTTCTCCCCGAACCTGATGTAGACGTCCGAAGGATCCTTGCAGCCCTTCAGGGAGCCGCAGGAGAAGCGCCGGAGCTTCCCGAGGAATCCGGCGTCCCGGAGCCCCTGCAGCGTCTTCTGGAGGAAGACCTCGCCGCCATGGTCGGGCTCAACATGGAGATAGACCGTGAGATCCTGCAGGTCTTCGGCCCACTCGGCCCGGAACATGGAGGCGCCCGGGACGCCCAGAGCGCTCACCTTCATCCGCCAGAGGGACTGCGTGTCGCTTTCACCCTCCACCAGGACAACATAGCCCGCCTGCCGGATCTCGCGGATCCGCCAGAGCCCGTAGAGCACGATGGACCCGGCGGATCCCTTCTTCCAGCGGATGTCCTTGTTCGCGTAGCGCTTCCGCCATGTCGCGACCCGGCCCTCGGCGTCCATGTACGGCGTCTTCATCCAGGTCGTCCCGTCGCGGTCCCGCTCCGTGGTGATGTGCAGCTCGTTCCCGAGCCATTCATCCGGGAGGCGCTTCTCCATGGCGTACTGGGCCCGGCTGTAGCTTCGCTGAGCCTGCTCCTTCCGGTCGCCGCGGTCCTCCTGGGCTACGCCGTACTCGGCGAGGATCTGCTTGTAGGCGTCCTTGGTGCTTAACCCCCGCAGCTCCGCCACGAACGAGACATAGTTCCCTCCTCGGTCCTCAGCGAAGCAGTGCCACTTCCCGGTCCTGAGATCCACCGAGAAGGAGTTGCTCCGGTCGTCGTGGAACGGGCAGAGGCCGGTCAGGTTGTCGCCCTCGATCTTATGTTTTTTTATGACCGCGCCGTACTCCTTCCGGTAGTCTACGATCCGGTCAAGATCCACCTCGTTCGCTCTGTTCATCTGCTGCAGTCTTCTTTCTGAGTTCTCTGATCAGGCCGTCGGCCTCCTCCGAAGTGAGGAAGAGGTACTCCGGGTCGATCCCGAGGTCATAAATGGCATATTCGATCTCGCGCCTCATCCCTTCGGAGATCTTCCCGTCGATCACGGCCACGAGCATCCGGCCGCACTCCTTCAGGATCCGAAGGGAAGCGCGGCGCCCGTACTCCCGGTCCGCCGGGTCGCTGTCGTCCAGGAACTGGGTGAAGAGGAGATGCGGTACCTCCGGGATGTATCCGTTCTTCACGACCGCCAGGGCCACCGCCCTGGCCAGCTCCAGGTTGTGTTCCTTCCCTTCCTCCGTGTCTGCGGCGTACCTGCTGCAGACGAACATCTTTCGGGAGAGATCCGGATCCATGTTCACGGTGCTGCCGGAGGGGCAGCGTCCCAGGTACCGGAACGGCTCCTCCGTGCTTGCTCTGGCGAAGGTATCATAGAGCCAGATGCCCGCGCCCCCGTCCGTGAAGAAATACCAGCGCCTGTCCTCCCCGCTCTGGATATAGGTCTTCCCGGAGATCTCGTCGTCGTCCGCGTTGATCCCCGCGTCCCAGATCTCGCGCATCGTGACAGTATCGTGCACCTTTTTCTCTTTCATGCACGTTCTCCGATCAGTTGAAGGGGAGGGCATCTTCGAAGCCGTCCGGGGCGTCCTGGAATCCCGCGGGAGCTTCCTGGGCCGGCTGCATGAGCCCTTCGTCCTGCCTCGGCTGCGCTTCGTAGACGTCGTCCTCGCCGCCGATCGCGACCTTCCTGTAGCTCTCCTTCAGCTGCTGCCGGAGCTCCGCGGCCAGCTTCGCCGTCTCAGGCGGGAGCATGCCGCCCTTCTCCACCGTGACCTTCGAGTAGCTGATCCCGTTTTTGTTGACGGCCTGCTCCAGGTGGAACTTCATGACCATCCTGGTGTAGGGGATCCGCTGGCTCCCCATGATCCTGGCGAGCTGCTTGTTGATGTCGCGGATCGAGGTCGGCGGGACCGAAAGAAGGTAGACGTCCGGCCGGCCGTTCATCATGAGGTAGATCCGGCGCATGTTCTTGCAGGCCTTGCCGGCGCCGTCGGCTCCGAAAAGGTTGTGCGGGCATCCGTCGCAGTTCCGGAGCTCGCCCGTCACGGCGTTGAGGCCGGACTTCGCGTCCCAGGAGCTGCACTCCGGCGGGTTGCTCCCGCCTGCTGCAGAATCCCCGCCGAACTTCTCCGGCCAGTAGGCGTTCATCCGGTGCGTGAAGATGATCACGCCCTGGATCTCCTTCATGACGTCCGGATCCGAGGGATCCTCGGTCTCGACCTCGAAGGCCTTCCCGCCGCCGGCAGGGATCTTGATCTTCAGGCACTGGATCCCGGTGTTCTCATCGAGATCTCCCATCTCGTCCATGAGCTCCTCGCGCTCCTCGTCGGACATTCCCTCGAAGCCGCTCACGATCTGGAAGCTGTCCACCACTGCGAGCTCGTTCTTTGCTGCTGCTGCTTTTGCCATGATCTTCCTCCTTATTCTTCATCCTCGGAATCGTTCATGATCCCGTCAGTTATGGTTCCTTCTTCCAGTGCCTCGTCGAACCCGTCCTCCTGCTGGTCCGCGTATGCCTCCAGCGGGGAAACATGGGAGGAGTTCCGGTACAGGTCGTTCATCACCCGGTCGGCGTTCGCGGCCAGCCGGATCGCCTCGTAGGCCACCTCCTTCGCGGATCCGAGGAGGGCGTTCGACGCCTCGATGGCCTTCTGGTCGTCGGTGTCCAGGATCCCGAGGTAGGTCCCGATGTCTGCCTTCACATGTTTCACCCCGCGGGCCAGGGCCGCGTAGATCGCGGCCAGCACGCCGTATCCTTCTTCCCTGGATCCGACCGGGCGTTCCTCGTTCTCCCGGATCGTCGAGAGCGTGGAGCTGATCGCCAGGTCGATCTTCTCCCTGAGCTCCCGCTCCGCCTCCTCCCTCACGTCGAACTCCATCTGCTCATAAGTTTCTGCCATGATCTTCCTCCTTTTATTTTCCTCCGAAGAGCTCCCGGGCTTCCTCTCCGCCCAGGCCGGTCTCCCGGATCGTGTACGCGTTCGCCAGCAGGCACATGCACTCCTTCGGCGTCCTGGCTGCTGTCTCGCCCTCGCTGTAGTACACGAAGGCGTCCCCGTTCTCGAGGACCCGCTTCACCCTGCCGATCTCCATGACGCCGCTCCCGCGGCTGTCTCCCCGGCTGTAGATGATGTAGTCGCCCGGCTTTATCTCCCTGTTCATGTCTCGCCCCTCGCTTTCTTCGCGGCCCGGTTCGTCTCCTTCCGGCGGGCGATGTCCAGCGTATCGTAGCTGTTCACGACCTCGGCCAGCTCCTCAGGGAGCTCGCCCTGCTCCTCCACCAGGTTCCGGATCGTGGAGTTCAGGGTCTGCGGGGATACGGTCTCCTTGATGATGTCGCCGAGGCCCTGTTCCCTCAGGACCTCGAAGAAATCGAGGCCGGCCTTCTGAAGGTCCGCTTCGGACTTCTTCGACCAGATCGTCTTATCCTGCAGGCTGTAGACGTAGCCCCCGCAGGAGATCTTCGGGCAGTCGTCGTCTACCATCTGCTGGGCGATCACCTGCTTCAGGTCCTCGATCTTCTTGTTGTTCTCCTTGGTCTTCTCGGCCAGCTCGTCCTTTAAGCCGAGGAGCTCCTGGTAATCTCTTACCATGTCGAGCAGTTCCATTCTTTCCTCCTTATCCGAAGAAGCTCCGCCAGTCGTCGACCACGGCCTTCGACATGTCTTCCTTCTTCGCGAGCGCTTTGTTGATCATCCCGTCCACCGTCTTCGTGATCACGAGGTCGATATAGGTGCAGGCGTTCCGCTGGCCGATCCTGTGGATCCGGGAGAGGGACTGGGAATAGGTCGCATAGTTGAAATTCTTCGAGTAATAGACGCAGGTACTCGCCGCGGTCAGCGTGATCCCGGTCCCGGCCGTATCGATCTGGCCGATGAAGACCATCGTGTCCGGATCTTCCTGGAACTGCTTCACGATCCCGCCGCGGTCCTCCTTCCGGATGTCGCCATAGATCTCGACGTGCTTCATGTGCGCCGGCAGCTCCTCGCTGCAGAGATCCATGATCGCCTTCACTTCGGCGATGAACCGGGCGAAGATCACCAGCTTCTTCCTGCCTTCCACCACATAGTCGCGGATGATGTCCGCCAGGGCGTCCAGCTTCGCCGTGGAGACCTTCTCCGGGGCGATCCCCTCGTCCGTCACCAGGAACCCGCCGCAGAGCTGCTGCAGGCGGAGGAGCTTCGTGAGGACCGTCGTGGCAGTGATCTTCCCTCCTGTCGAGAGCTCGGCCGCGCTGTCCCGCCGGATCTGGTCGTAGAGCTTCCGCTCCTTCGGATCGAAGTCGATCTCCCGGACGATGAATGTCTGCTCCGGAAGATCTATCGCCTCCTCCTTCGTGATCCTGAAGGCGATCGAGTGCTCCTTCCTGATCAGGCCGTCGAGATCCCGGTACCCGATGATCTGGCGGTTGTTGAAGCCGCCCATGATGGCGTAGCGGTTCCGGAACTGGTAGAAGTTCTTTCCGAAGACCGTCGGATCCAGGAACCGGTACTGGCTGAAGATGTCGATCGCGTTGTTCTGGACCGGCGTCCCGGAGAGGATCAGTTTGTAGCTGGCCGCGTCCCCGAGCTTGTGGATCGCCTTCGACTGCTGGGCGTCGTGGGTCTTGATGCGCTGGGACTCGTCGCAGATGATCATGTCCGCGCCGAACTCCTGCAGGGCCTCGAAGATCCCGTCCCTCCAGGTCGATTCGTAATTGATCACCGCCACCTTCAGGGCCCGGAACGGGTACGCCTCCAGGTCCTTCAGCTCCTTCAGGCGCTTGTCCTTCGTCCCGAGGAGCGTCCGCGCCGTGAATCGGAAGGCAGCGTACTCCTCCAGCTCCTTCGGCCAGACGGCCACGACGGACGTCGGCGCGATCACCAGGAGCTTCGTGATCTTCTTCTGGTCGAAGAGGGCCCCGGCGATCGCGATCGCGGTCAGCGTCTTCCCGCAGCCCATCTCGAAAAGCAGGCCGAAGCCCTTATTAAATCGCGTCGGCTCTGTCATAATCTCCTCCTTCCCGTTCTTCCAGTTCTGTCCAGCCCCCCCCCTGGGCGATCTTCCTCGTGGCCATGCCCTGGAGGATCTCCTCCGCCGACATGTCCCGGATCCCGATGTACTGGCCGGGGCCGGCCTTCCCGCGGTACCGCCGCTGCATGTAATCCGGGTTCAGCAGGCGCTCGTATTTCCCGCGGACCGCCAGCTGGGAGCGGCCGAGCTTCTCCGAGATCTGCAGCCAGCCGAGGCCGCTCTCCCGGAGCTTCACCAGGAGGACGGCCTCTTCCTCCGTCCACCTCCGGTTCTCCATCCTGGCCGGTCTCCCGCGGATCCCGGCGTCGAGGATCCGGCGCTTCACCGCTCCCTCGGTCTTCCGGAGCTCCGCCGCGATCTCCGGGTAGGTCTTCCTGAGATCCACGAGGCGCTGCAGCTTCCGGTCCTCCGCTGCCGTCCATGGCTGGTTATTGTTCTTCTTGGTCCGGATCGCAGCTTCCACGTCGGCCTTCCGCTTCACTTTCACCCAGGCCGGCTCCCTCCCCAGGGAGAGCTCCTCGAAGCGCTTGAAGTTCATCAGGTCCTTGTGAGCCTCCGCCCACTTCCAGAAGGCGTCGATCGAGATCACGCGGAAGTAGCAGCGCCGGACCTTGTGGCGCTTCACCGGGAGGCCGTTCTCGATCCAGCGCTTCGTCACGGATCCGCAGCCCTTCGACCCGGTGACGGCGTAGAGGAGCTGGTTCATGGAGATGCAGTCCCCGGCGTCCAGGTGCGGCCCGAGCCCCATCTTCCGGCTCATGACTACCACGGCGTCCTCGGTCCTGCCGAGCCTGCCGGCGATCCAGCCGATGGGCTTCTCTCCCCACTTCTCCTCGAGGAAGGCCTTGTCCTCCGGCGTCCACGTCTTGTACTTGCTCATTTCCTGATCCCCTTCCTGCCGGGCCATCCCAGGCGCTGGCCGCACCAGTGGCAGTGCGAGTGGTTCTCGTAGATCCGCTTCCTGCAGGCCGGACAGAGGTAGACCCCCACGGCCGTCATGGGCTCCTGCGGCTGTTCGTACTTTTCGTAGAGCCTCGCGACCTCGCCGGTGACTTTCTCATAGTCCTCCAGGACGTCGGCCAGGATCTCCGGATCCGCCGGGAGGTCGTAGCGGGCCATGACGGCGGCCCAGGCGCCCTCCTGCAGGCTTTCCCGCCCGGGCGCCTTCGGATCTTCGGACCTGCCGCCAGGATCCGAATGAGAGGCCGCCAGAGCGGTCATTTCGTCGTTCATGAGGTACCTCCCCGGGCTCCCAGCACCAGATCAGGATTCGCTGCCTCGAACACGAGGAGCGCCATGTTCGCCGCCCTGACCTGGTGGGAGTAGAGCTTCTTCTTCACCGGGTACCTTGCCAGCGGCTTCGGATCCGGCGCGGTCCGCTCCGCGTCCACCGCCGCCTGCCTCAGCTTCATTCCCTGGCGGATCTCCTCGGCCGCGGGCGGGAGCCTGACCATCCGGGAGAGGCGGTCCAGGACGTCCATGGAGAGCTCCCCGATCATCATCTGCAGCTGGCGGTTCCACTTCATACAGTTCCAGCTCTTAATCCTCGCGATCTGCTCCGGAGTCAGGTCCTTCAGGTAGACCGTCCCGTCCCGTATCGCCATTTTCATACCTTGCCACCTCCTTGCTGTCCGGCAGGCTCCGCTGCCATATCGTTTCGGGATCGTCCCCGTCGTGCATGATCCATTCGCTGTCGTTCAGAATGACGCCCCAGAACACCAGCCAGATGGCTCCGAAGTTGATCAGGACCAGGAAGATCCCGCACAGTATCCTCATTTTTCATCGCCCTCCTTCCGTTCGAGCTTCGCGACCCGCGCCCGCAGCCGGTCGTTTTCGTCTCCGATCCTGTTGACCACCTCCCAGAGCGCCCGGTTGAACGAATGTAATGTGCTGATCTCCGAGGAGAGGCTGCCGTAGGCCACCGCGAGCATGATGGCCAGGCAGATCACTGCAGCTGTCATTCCCCGCCGTCCTCCTCTCCGTCTTCGTATTCCTCGACCGGGACCCCGGTCATGTCCGCGTAGGCCTTCTCGAGCCTCGAGCCCTCGCTCTTCTCCCATCCGGGAAGAAGCAGCACATAGTCTGCGGACTGGATCATAGCCATGCAGATCCGCATGTAGTCCGCCTGCTCCATTCCTTCCGGAAGGAGCGACGGATCCAGGACCGCGCAGCCGGCCCGGGTGTAACAGTACCTCGCGACCGCGAAGCGCTCCCGGTAGTCCGGGATCCCGCGGACCGGGCCGGCGAGGTAGATCTTCAGCCTGTTCACTCCTCATCACCCTCCCCGTCTTCGTCTTCCTCCTCGATGTACTCGATCATGCCGGTCTTCACCGCCTGGATGAGGACCTCGCTGCAGGCCCTCGTGAAACTGAGGCCGCTCCTGCTGACGATCTCCGCCAGGGCGTCGTAAGCGTCGTCCGTGATCCTGACCACGCACCGCATTGACGATCCGCTGTTCCTACGCCTCTTCGGGAGCCTGATCTTCTTCCTGCTGGCCATTCCCTTCTCCTCCTTTCTCGTTTTCTCTGAACAGTTTCGCGAGGACTTCGTCGACCGCGTCCAGGGCCCGGAAGAACCGGAGGACGCGCTCAGACGGTCCCGTGATGGTGATCCCACCGCTCGGCCGGATCCCTTCCCTCATCTCCTGAAACGTCATGGCGGCCCTCCTCCTCAGTACCAGCAGAAGTAGGAGCTGCCGATTTTCTTCCAGACGCCGGACCCCTGCCGGAACTGTGCCTGGTAGAGGACGCCGTCCGGGATCTGGGACCCGTTCCGAAGAAGATATTCCGCCGCCTTCCAGTTCGTGGCCGTCGGCTCCCGGTCGTAATTCCCGTCCCAGGTGCAGGCGTACTGGCCCTTCTGGAAGACCACCTTCTTCAGAGTGTCCGGGTAGTGGGAGCTCTTCACCCGGTTCAGCACCACGGACCCGACCGCGATCTGGTGCTCCCAGGAGTAGCCCTGGGCCTCCCCGCAGATCAGGTGGGCGAGGATCCGGAGCTCCTCCGGGTCGATCTCAGGTTCCGCGGGCTCCGGATCCGGGGCCTCGATGTCCAGATCCACGACCTCAGGGAGGGAGGACGGCGGCAGCGTCTCGGGCTCCGGCGCCTGGATCACTCCGATCCCCATGGCGTCCCGCTCCGCCTTCTCCCAGGCTGCCTTGTCTCTCTCGACCTCTTCCCAGTCGTTCACGGGGAGGGGTTCTGCGCCGTAGGACGTGACCGGCTCCGCGCACATGGCATAGATAATGGCCAGCCCCAGCAGGATCCCCAGTGCTCCAGCCAGGAGCACGCCGCCTGCCGTTTTAAGGGCTGCCACCATCTTCTTCTGTCTCTTCAGTTTTTCGCGTCGTTCATGCTGTCGCCTGGTCATGTCCGGCCTCCTTCCCATTCCGAAGGTCCGCCGCTGCGATCTGCCTCAGGATCCCGTAGACCGGGTGCCCGGCGTCCACTACCACGCCCTCCATGCTCTCCCTCACTGTCCCGTCCTTCATGACGTGCCGGAATTTGAACTTCCTCTTCCTCTCCATCTCTTCTCCTTCCCGCGATCCCTTCCGGGACCCGCGTGTGTGCTTCCCAGGCTTTTCCGGCCCGGTGCGATACAGGTTCTCCTAAGGTCGAAGGAAAACCTGATCAGCGTGCTCCCCGAGTATTTCCCGGTTGCCGTATGCTGTGCCTGCAGTGCCGGCCATTCCAGGCCGGCCATCCGAATGGATCAGCGCTCACCGGTCCGCGCTTCCGGATGTTCTCTCTCCCGGTGACATTCCCCCGAGCCGCTTTTGTTTTACGAGGGTCCGCGCTCCCCGCCCCTCTTTCGACGGATCCGCGGCAGGCTCCGCTTCCCCGCCGGGCGGGCTTATTGCGTCGGCCCCGCCAGGCCCGCGTTTTTAACGAGGCCGCAGCTCCCCTCGGTGATGCCTATTCAGTTGTCAGAACAGGAACCTGTCCTTCAGATCCTGGGCCAGCTCCGAAAGAAGCAGGAGCAGGCCGCCGATCCCGGCCAGCAGCAGGAGAATGAACAGGACCGCCAGGAGGACCAGGACGACCGCGCCCAGAAGGATCCCTGCTGCCTCTACCATCCGTATGGCCCCCTTATCTGGTTGTCGATCGTGTTGTCGAGGTGCTGGATCTGCGCGGACAGGAAGGCGATCCGGGAAGTGATCCCGCGTTCCTCCTTTCGGAGCTGTTCCGCTGCCGCCAGGTTTCCTTCAGCCTCGGCCTTCTTAACTCTCCTGCAGAGCCGCCGCTGCCGCTTCCCGAGGCCTGCGCGGTGGTCCCTCAGTTCCCGGAGAAGATCCCGGGCGTCGCGTTCCCTGAGTTTCAGATAAAACATGGCCGCCCTCCTCAGTTTCCCCAGGCGGCCAGGAGGCCGCGCCAGAGCTCCAGCGAGAAGGGAACGTCGTCGAACTCGTCGCCGTCGGTCCCGCAGATCACCGCGGTGCCGCAGATCACGTCGATGAACGGGAAGCCCATCCCCAGGATGAAGTTCTTCTGCAGGTTTCGGTTCTTGCCTTCCTTGTTGCAGACCACGATCGCACCGCTCCCCGCCGGGACCGTCTCGATGTAGCCGCCGACGAGCTCCTGGAAGCTCTTCAGCTCGTTGGCCACCATCTTCACATGTCCGACGGGCTCGTTCGGCCACTTCACGATCACCTTGATCATTTTCTTTGCCATTTTCTTCCCTTCCTTATGCCGTTTCTTTCTTGTCTTCGTTGGCCGCGATCCCGGCCAGGAACCCGTCCAGGTAGCTGTTCACGGCAGTGGCCGCGACGATCCTGCTCTCTTCCGGGACCCTGTCCAGGAGCTCGCCCATGCGATCGGCGTCCGCGAGCTGGGCCTGCGTCAGCTTGTTTTCCATCTTTTCACCTCCTTGATGTCGCAAAATTGTTTTGTTGCGACTATTATGCGTCTCATCAAAACATTATGTCAATAGTTTTTTGTTTGTTTGCGACTTTTTTGTTGACCGGAGCTTCAGCCCGGCATTATAATTTCCAGAAAAAGGAGGTTGCCCATGAACGAGAGAATAAAAGCGATCAGGTCGGAGCTGCATCTGACCCAGCAGGAATTTGCTGACAGGCTCGGAGTGAAAAGAAACACCGTCGCGACCTATGAAGGCGGAAGGAACGCGCCGGTCGACGCCGTGCTTTCCCTGATCTGCAGGGAGTTCGGCGTGAATGAGCGCTGGCTCAGATATGGAGAAGGTGAGATGTTCGCACCCCAGGCGGAGAACGAGCTGGAAGCGGTCGCGAAGAAATACGGCCTCACCTTCAAGGAACAGGCCCTGGTGAAGAAGTTCGTGACGCTGGACGACGACGGCCGGGCCGCCGTTCTGAAATATCTGGAAGGGATCGTGGAGATCCTGAGCATGAAGCCGCCCGCTAAAGAGGAGGACGACATAGAGGAGAAGGTTGAAGAGTATCGCCGCCAGCTCCTTGAAGAAAAGAAAGCGGCGGGAGGATCCTCAGCATTGACGCCAGACGGATCCGAAAATGATGCTGCAGGCTGAGAAGGAAAGGTAAAAAGCAGAAAAGCTCCGCTTTTTGTGGAAATGTGTACGGAATTGTGGGAAATTTGCCCGAAAAAATAAAAAAGCGCCCACCTCGCGCATAGGAATAGGTGAGCGCTTCCGGCCCTTGCGGGCGTCTTCGATTGTTCTTTTATGGTATCACTTCTTTTATGCCTCCGCAAGGGCTTTCCTTCGGAGGTAATTTTTATGAGAAAAGTGGCGACATACGTCCGGGTCTCCACCCAGGAGCAGGCGAAGCACGGGTACTCCGTCGCCGAGCAGTCCGAGCGGCTGGAGAAATACTGCGAGGCCCGGGGCTGGTCCCTGGTGGCCTCATACGCGGATCCCGGCCAGTCCGGCGCGTATATGGACCGGGCGGGGCTGCAGCGTCTGATCCGTGACGTCCAGGTCGGCGCCTTCGATACGGTCCTGGTATGGAAGCTGGACCGCCTCTCGAGGAGCCAGAAGGACTGCATGTTCATGGTCGAGGACGTCTTCCTGAAGAACCGGATCGACTTCATCAGCATGAACGAGAACTTCGATACCACGACGCCCTTCGGCCGGGCCATGGTGGGCGTGCTCTCGGTCTTCGCCCAACTGGACCGGGACCAGATCACCGAGCGGATGAACATGGGGAGAGTCGGCCGGGCGAAGGCCGGGTACTTCTCCGGCGGATCCAGGGCGCCGATCGGCTATGACTACGTCCGCTCCGAAGATCCGGCAGATCCGCGGCGGATCCTGAAGGTGAACCAGTACGAGGCGATGCAGGTCCGGATGGTCTTCGACCTCTGGCTCCACGGCCTGGACGGCCGGGATCTCTCCTTCGGGGATATTGCCTCGTACATGGCCGGGCGGTACCGCACCCGCTACGGATCCTGGGAGACGAAGAGCACGGTCTCCCGCCTGCTGCAGAACCGGATCTACGTCGGGGAGGTCTCCTTCTCCGGGGAGTGGTATCCAGGGATCCATGAGCCGATCGTCTCCCCGGAGACCTTCGGGGCGGCCCAGGAGAAGATCCGGAGATACTCGGAGCACTTCCAGAAGACGTCCCGGAACTTCGCCGGCGGGTACCTCCTCTCCGGCGTGCTCCGCTGCGGGATCTGCGGCGGCCGGTACTTCGTCTCTTCCCGGAAGAACACCCACGTCACGGCCGCGAAGCCTGGCATGGACTACTACAGGTCCTACGCCTGCTATTCCCGCCGGAAGCCCTCCCAGAAGATGGTGAAGCTCCAGACCTGCAGGAACAGGATCATAAAGCTCCAGGAGCTCGACGAGGAAGTCCTGGAGGAGATCCGGCAGCTGGCCAGGCACCCTTCAGAGATCCGGAAGCTGCAGGCGGCAGCGGCCCCTCCAAAGAGCGACCGGGAGAAGACGATCCGGGAGCGGATCCTGGAGCTGGACCGGCAGGCCTCGAAGCTGATTGACCTCTACCAGCTGGGGACCTTCGACCTCGCGGCTATCAAAGAACGGTCGGACTCCCTGCAAAAAGAAAAGGAGTCCCTCAGTGAGGAACTCCGATCCTTAGGTTCTAAGCCCGGCCGGGTCTCCGAAGAGGAGGCGCGGTCCGCCCTGGCTTCCTTCAGCGCTGCCGTGAAGTCCGGCGACGTTGCGAGGCAGCGGGCCGTGGTCCGCGCCCTGATCGACGAGATTGTGATCTTCCCGGATGATATTGAGATCCGGTGGAGCTTCGTCGGCCGTTAGTTTACATCATTCCGCCCATGCCGGCGCCGCCTGCGGGTAAACCTTGAGCCGGCTCCTTGATACCGGGTCATGGTTTACACATTTTTATTTTCTTTTTACATATTAGATAAACAACGACGGGACCCGCGTGGGCCCCGTCTCTTTTTCTGCAGATCCCGGCCGGATCTCCGGCAGCTCATCCCGTCTCGATCAGCGGCGTCACCTGGTCCGCCGTCACGATGTCGCCCATGGCGAGCACGGTCTCGATCCTGTCGTCCGAAGGTTCGGGAGTGATCCCGGATCCGGGCCCGATCAGTCTCATGCCGGCCGCGCCGATCGGCGTGATGATCTCATCCCCGACGATGATCATGGCGTCACCACCCGAGCTCCTGGATCTCAACCGTGTTGGTCTCGGCAGCCGCGCCGATCAGATAGAGCCTGTCGATGCCCTGCCGCCTGCCGGATCCGGATGCCGCAGCGCTGACGATCTGGGCCGTCTCCTTCGCGATCTGGATCATCCCGTCCGTCGTGGTGGAGTCGGCGGTGACTCCGACCCAGATGGAGAAGGACCCGAAGTTCTTCACCAGCACCCGGCCGCACGCCTGGGAGAGCTGGATCTCCTTCATGGACGTGGTGGGCGAATAGGTCTTTACTTTCAGTTTTTCCATAAAACTCCTCCTTTATACCAGGGAAATGCTGCCGTCTTCGGAGGCTTCCACGGTGAGGCGCCCGCCCTGCAGGAGCCAGCCTGCATCCGAAAACGCATAGACCTTCCCGTCGATCTCCTTCAGGCAGTTGGCCGGGAAGGTGTCGCCTTCCATCACATACCACTTGCCGTCCTGCTCCTGGATCCATCCTTCCAGATACTTCCGGGAGATCCAGCCCTTCGAGGTCTTCAGCCAGACGTCGGTCGGCGTCACGAAGGCCTTCGCGCTGGGATAGATCTTCGTGCCTGCAGAATAGGCTCCGACGGTGTTCCCGGTCCGCGGGTAGTCGCGGATCCGGAGGGATGAGCAGCCGACGATAGTCAGGCCACGCTCCGCCTTGCAGGGGAAGGTCTCCAGCTCCGGCTTCGCGTCTTCCTCGTAGGAGATCTGGTGGAGCTGGCATACTTCCAGCCAGGCCGTGTCGGCCAGATCCGAAAGGATGGTGCCGTACTTGATGCCCTTTGCCTCCACGACCTTCCCGTTCCCGACGTAGACCCCGATGTGGCCGGACTTCCAGACGGCCCAGCCGATCATCGTCTCGTCGATCTTCTTCACCGGGAGGCGCTTCTTCGCGTTGTCCCTGTACCACTGGGCGCTGCAGTCCTGGCCGAGGAACCAGTCCAGGAGGCCGGCGCAGTCGGTGCAGCGCTCCCCGATGTACGTCTTCGCCTTCGCGTAGTAGCTGGCGGTGTAGACGCTCGGGTAGGCTCCCGCCCACGCGTTCAGCTGAGAGACGGTAAGCACGCCGCCGTGGGCCCCGTAGACGTAAGGCGTCCCGAGCTTCGATATAACGAAGGCCACGAGGGCCGCCCGCGTCCTCCCGCCAGTGGCCGGATCCGGAGACTCCGCGGCGATCGGAGTCAGGAAGAGCTTCTGCTCATTCAGGCGCCGGTCCGTGAGACCCTTCACCACGCGGCCGCCGGCGTGGTTGTACGCCGGGATCATCTCCGCGATCTGGGCCTTCGTCCTGGTCCCCATCTGGGTCAGCTGACCGATGCCTCCGATGTTGAATGCGAAGCTCACGAGGGCGTCGAACTCGTTCTGCGTCCAGTGATAGGTGCTGTCGTAGGCGGCGACCTTCTCCTCGAAGACCGCGAGATCCTTCCGGAGGATCTCTTCCGCTTCCGCCTCGGAGATCTTCTGGCCGGCGGCCACGTCTCCGGTGTGCCCGTAGCCGATCGTCCAGACTCCGACGATGTCCTGGTAGGCCTCAAGGCGGAGGCCCTCGAACTCCTTAATCAGGTTAATCCCTGATTCACTGATCTTCATGCTCGGCCTCCTTCTTGTGGATCTCCGTCTTCGCGTTCACGAGCTTCTCGGTGATGGCCAGGCCGCTGACCAGGAACTCCGGCACGTCGTAGCCCGCCTCGACCAGGTTCTCCAGGATGGAGCGGAGCTCGTTGATCAGGAGCGTGGCCAGGGTGAACCATCCGAAGAGGCTCAGGAAGTCGAGGTTCACCCCCAGCGCGTCATGGCCGAACCTTACGAAGAGGTGCGGGATCATGAATCCGACCGCCACGATCACCCAGTACCCGACCTTCTTCAGGATCCCCTTCAGACCGATATAGCTCGACTCCTGGCGGAGCTTCCGACTCCGGTACCAGCCGGTCACCCAGTCCAGGATATTGCAGGCCAGGAAGCCGGCGAAGAGATACCAGTAGGTCCCGAAGATGGCCGAGAGCACCGCGACGACCGCACCGACGGCCAGGTTGTAAAAATCAATTACTTTCATAGTCTTCATCCTCCATGATGTCGTTCCCGTAGCCGACCGCCGGGTCCTCGATCCCGTGCATGGCCAGGAGCTCCGACTGCTTCTTCACCAGATCGGTCAGCTCCTCGACCACCCTGCACAGGACTTCGACGGTCTCGCCTCGCGGGATCAATACTTCTCGCCGGTGATCTCTTCGTACTGCTCCGCAGTGATCCACCGGAACCTCACGGCCTTCCTCAGGCCTGCCTTCGTGATCTCTCCCTGCTCGTAGAGCTTCTTCAGTTTTTCAAACATAATCACACCTCCAGCATGGCGACGAGGATCTCGGTGATCATCTCGTCCTGGTTCCTGATGCTCTCGTCCTGCTCCCTGGCCGTCTGCTCCAGCTCCTTCACCCTGGTCTTCAGGGTCTTGTTCTGGGCCTCGGTCTCGCGCTCCCTGGCCGCTGCCAGCCATTCCGCCGTATTCTCCCGGACGGCGTCTTCCAGGCCCTCCCGGTAGCCGGTCTCGACGGTGTAGTGATCCGCCTCGTACTCGACCCGGGGCTCCCCGTCTTCGCCGGGAGTTTCGACCTGGGTGACGTTTTCGGTAAAATGCACGACGCACACGGCGCCGAGCACCGCGTTAAGCACTTCGAGCCAGAACGCTTTCGGCCTCTCGCTGAATCTTTCCTTCATGGCTTATTATCCTCCTTAGTCTTTTGATCTTGATCTTCTTGGTGATGTAGGTGGCGTAGAAGAACTGCGAGTCCGCGCCTTTCACATAACCCATGTAGGAGATCATACCAGTCGCGTTTCGGAACGTGATCCTGGCCATCTGGCCGACCTTGGCCGCCTTCCTCTTGATCCTCTTCAGGATCGTCTTCCGGATCTCCAGGTGGCCGTCTTTATAGAACTTGAAGCCGAGGAAGTCGATCGGCCTGGTCTGCAGCCTGAAGACCTGCCAGTTCGCCTTGATCCGAAGACTGATCCGGCCGAGGAAGTCCTCGATGCCCTTCCGGAGCTTGTGCAGCTTCCTCTTATTCGGGCCGACCACCACGATGTCGTCGACGTACCTGGTGAAAAAATAATTTCTTCCCAGGAATCTCCGGATCCAGTGGTCCAGCCCCTCCAGGAAGAGGTTACAGAGCCAGCGGGACGGGTCGATCCCGATCGGGATCCCGTATCCCTTCCGGAAGATCTCATGCTCCTCCGTGGAGACTTCCGGATCCACCGCGTCGTAGCTGTCCAGGATCTTCTGGTAGAGCTCCAGGACCTCCGGGTCCTTCACTTTTCTCCGAAGGACGGCCATCAGCTCCTCGTGACTTATCGAGTCGAAGTACTTGTGGATGTCCATCTTGAAGACGTATTTCGACAGGCGGGGCTTCCTTCGGATCCACCGGGTCAGGCCTTTCTTCGCTCTGGCCGCGCCGCGTCCTCTCACGGATCCGCAGCAGTAGTAGTCCATTCCCTTCATGATCACGGGCTCCATGACCCGGTCAAGGGCGTGGTGGATACACTGATCCGGCCAGAACCTGGGCTTCGCGAGCCGCCGGCGCTTCAGCCGGATCCCGTCGTTTATGTACCGGACCGAATAGGGTGCCGGCTCCCAGAGGTGATCCCTCAGGAGCTTCTGCAGGATCTCCGCGTAGTGGTCCAGGCTGCCGAGGATCCGGGTGACGTTCCTCCGGCGCCGCTTCCTCCTGGATGCCGCGAGGATCGCGGCCCTGCAGTTTTCGATGCTGCAGATCTTCTGGTATAAGTTTCCTACTCGTTTCATGGTTTGTTTGCCTCTTATAGCCGCCCTCATGGTATTTCGAGAATTGACCTACTAAACCATGCCATTTGCGGGCGTATTTTTAGCAAGAGCTAAGGACTGAAGTCGCGCCAATTACTTATCGCCGGGCGGAGGGGCCTCAGGTCCTCCCATCGGCTACTCCCTCCACCCGTCGGCTATAACAGGACGGGAGCCGTAGTTCGCGTTCGCATTCCCGAACGTATTGTTGCAGTTCCGATACCGCGGCGACACATTGGACCCGTTGTTCAAGTTGCCACCGAAGAAGGGCCGGCTCAAGTGCGCTTCTAAAGCCCTGAAGGTTTACAGGTTACAAAGTCATGCCGCTGCGCGGCGGATCTTCGCGGGGGAGAGGTCCCCCGCGGGCCCCCTTAAATGGCGTTCATCGCATAAGAGGACGGGAGCCGAAGCCCGCGTTCGCATACCCGAA